GAGCGCTCTAGTAATCTTTGTAATGCTATTGCTTCTCTAAGTTCGTTTACGTTTGGTCCTGCTATTGAACTAACGTCTGCAACCACACCGCTTGCAACAGGGCTTAGCATTTGATTTGCTGTGGCTAGTCCGATTGCGTTTCCGGTTGTGTCTGCTTCCAATACTGATGTTTTAGCTGCTGATGTCATTCCACCTGTAATTAATGAGCCGAATTTTCCTGCTGTTGTTGTGTAATTTATTCCTAATTGGTGTGTATCATTACCTACATTTTCGTATGTATCTACTAATCTAATTCTTCTAATTGGGTTATCTATTGATGATGATACTAGCGCTAAACTGTTTCCGTTTCCGTAAACTGGTATTGTTCCGCTTGCAATTGGTATTGTTACTGCATCGCCTTTTTGTGCGTCTGGTAAACAACTTGTGTAATAGTCGTGGAATTTACATACTGGTAAAGGATAACCACCATAAGAAGCGCAAGTTTCCCAAGTCGTGTCGTTTTGTCCATTAATTGTTGCGTCTGTCATTGGCACGTCTGTTGGATTCATTAAGTTTTCATCTCTGAAATATTCGTTCCATATTAAGCCGTATGATCTGAAAAATAATTGACTTATTGATATGTTTGGCACTCCTGTTGGAATACTAAAGTAATCAGCGATTGTTCCGACTGCCCAACCTGTGTCGCTTGGTGCTGTTATTTGTGGTATTGTATATTCTGTTTGTTGTGTCCATGGTCCAGTTGTGTTTTCGCCCATGAATTCTTTCCAATGGTCCCATACAAGACGATTTGGCACGCTAAAATAGTAAAGGTCTGCGTATAAATTGTCCATTACTGGTTTGATAAATGCGCTTGTCGTTCTAATTATTATGCTTGTGTCTAGTGTGAATGTGTCGCCCGGCAAATATTCGTCTGCGAAAATTGGTATTAGTTTACCCATATTGAAACTTAATTTGTTCTGTGTTGAACGGTCGAATAAACTTCTTTGAATTTGCACATTTGGTAGTTTGCTAAAGTGTGCTTCTGTGTTTCTATTCACTCTTTGTTTCCCCCTTTGTGTTTTCTACTTGAGTTTTTAATGCTTCTGCTTTTTCAGCTTTGGTTTGTTCGCCTATGTAGTGCGCGACCCTATCTTCAAAACTTCCGTCTAGAATTGCTTGTTTAAACACGTTTACATCGTTTTCAAATTCTTCTCTGATGTTTTTGTCTAATTGTTCAAATTGACTTTCTGCTTCGATAATCATACTGTGAACTTCCATTGGGCTTTTTGGTATATTTATAAAGTTTCCAAATACTCCTTTTCTTTTGTTCAATAATGTTTCGTCGCCAGTTTCTAGATATTTGTCAATGATTTCGTAAATGTCGCAACCCCTTGCGTTTTCTTGAATTGCTTCATAAACATTTTTCTGACCAGTTTTTTTCAAGTATCTTTTACCCTTTTTGTCTAGACTTTCAATATATTCGTCAATGTATGGACTTCCTGAGTTACTTGGTGTTCTCTTCCTGTCCCACTGTGTTTGATATGTTGGCATTTGTATCTCCTTTTTTACTAAATTCAATTGCGTTTGCTAGAAATTTTACTTCCGTTGTGAGTTCTCCTGTGTCGTCGTTGTATTTTCCAATTTTGTAAAGTGAAAAATCTTCAGGGAATTCGCTAATTGTTGTTCCCCCAGCATTAATTGTGCTAATTAACATTCTTTTTGCGATTTCGTCGTTTGGTGCATTATATGGCATACCATATTTTTGCATTTTTCTATCAAATAATGAATAAAGGTTTCCTTCCATTTTTAAACTCCTAATTAATTTTAATTTTTTGCCATTCGTTGAAAAGTTTTGCTTTGATTATTTTGATATTATCTCCGCAATAATCTTTTACTTTTTTAATGGCTTCGTTTTTGTTTTTTACGTTTCCGACTTCTGCTTCGTATTTAAAGCCTAGTCTTGTAAATTTTACTTTGTAAACCATTGCATCTCCCTCTAAGCCCACTCCCTTTACTTCTACAAGATATTTCTTATAGAGTTCATTTGTTTCATTTGGTGTCATAACCTAATACCCCCACGCATAATTACTGGCTCAATGTTAATTCGCTTTGTTTTTTTAGCCGTTCTTGTAAATACGTTACTGTCAACATTGTGGCTCAATTTTACTCTTTTCGCCATGGTATCCCCCTTTTAATGTTTTTGTATGACAATTCTTCGCATTAGAATAGTTTTGCGCATAGTTTTAGTTTAATTTAAAGGTTTTGATTGAATTTATTGATTGATTTATCATTTTTCGAACTACTTCACTTTTTGTCGTGTTTAATTTGTTTGTTAAGAAGTCTAAATATTTATTATCTCTTTCTGTTACTCGCAAAATAATTCTCCTTGTTTTGTTGTTTTTCATTGTGTCTCCTTTGTCATACATTTTGATTGTAGCAAGTATTTTTTTAAAAGTCAAGTAAATTTAACAACATTTCTCCTTTTCTTTTAATTGCTTTGCAAAAAAGTTGGCGTCTTTTTTGCTTAAAGAAAATGGGCTTATACATTGCCCATTTCCCAGTGTCTTTTTAATGTTTTATATTTAATATCGTTTCCTTCATCTCTATCATCAATATATTCTTCCCAACTTTTATCCGTTGATTGTTCTAATTGTTTTTGTTTAATTTCTGCTATATCAACTCTTCTTCCCTTAATAATATCCATTTTCTCGTGGTTGATTACATCAAATAGTTTATCATAATAGCGTGATGGTTTTACGCTTTTTACGCCTTTTTTAGTTTTTATGTATAGTTCATCATTTTCATATATTTTTTCCCAATTCTTTTCAAAGTAAGCCTTGCCTATTGCTGGCCTTCTGCTCATATTACAGAATTCTGGAACTTTTTGTTCAAGTTCGTATATGTAACTTCCTTTCCCTGTTTGTTTTTTAGTTATATATCTCGCTGTGTATGCACAACTTTCCCATGTTACATCTCCAACCGCGACAATACCTTTTCCCCATATCTTTTGTATTTCTTCACTTATGTAGTTCATATTTCCTCGCCTACTTTTGTGGTCTGGTTTTAAGTCATTTATTGGTAGTCCAAATACTATTGCGTGATAGTGTGGTCTTTGGTATTTTTCTCCATATTCTCCACATTCATAATATCTAATTCCTACATCTACACCATGTTTTCGTTTCCAATGGTCTCGTAACCTTTTCCAAAATTTTTCAAGGTCTTTTGGATATAGTGTTGGTACCCATTCATTAGGTATTATTTCTCCTGTTTCCATATCTATTTTTGGTGTAATTGGTAAATGTTCATTGTCATAAGTTAAAGTTAGGAAGTAGTTATCTTTATGTTCTCTTGCTTCTAGCATGCAACGTGTAGCCCATTCTCTTGCTTTTCCTAATTTACAGTCAATACATTGTCCACATTTTATTAGTAATAGTTTTTTGCCGTGTCTTCTTACTACTTCTTCTAGTTGTTTTTTCATTTCAACTGTGTAGTATTTTGCACTTCCTATAAATTTAGGTTGTCTTGGCTTAAAGTGGTCTAACCATTGCTCTGCAAACATTAGATTTCTACACATTTACTCCTCCATTATTTTGTCTCTTTTTCCGTTCATATATCCGCATATGTAACCATAACCAAATGTATGTATATCTTTTCGTCTTTCTTCTTCTGTCAATTTGTCTAGAGCACCTATTTCGTTTAATCTTATATAGTGTATTATTATTCCGTTTGCTATATATTTGTTTCTTTCATCGTCTTCCCAAATACCTAGTGCTTTTAGTCCATTGTTTATTTCATTCATTAATTGTTTTTCTTCCATAGAATCTCCTTTTAAAAATTCAATTTTACACCTGTAAAATTGTGGGCACAGATTACTCCCTTGTTGTAACTGTGCCCACTGACAGGTTTTGTTAAAAAACTGTCAGAATTTTAATAATTATTTTACTAGTTTAATAACAAGATTTTTTAGTCCATGAGCAGAGTTTAAATTTCCGTATTGTTCTCTTAGGTTATTTAGTCTTGCTTGTGTGTTGTAAAGTTTTGTTTGTGCTTCCATTAAATCTTTTTTCTCATCATGTAACATTTTCATTTGTGTTTGCATAAGTTTAAAGTTTGAGTATGTTCCTATCATTGAATTTAAATTTCCCGCACTATTAACTGCTCCACTTGTTGATGCGCTTGCTGCTGTTGGTGTAACACTTCCGCCTAGTGATGCACTTAAAACTGGGTTAAGTCCTGCTTTTTGTAAGTCCGCTACTTCTCGTTGGTGTGCTGTGTTTGCTAATTGTTCTTGCCACCGTCTTTGTTCTAATGCTTCAGCTGAATTAAATTCTTGTTGTCTTCTTTGTGTGCCTATTCCAAAATAGTCGCCTAAGTCTTGTGCTACTGCATTCCAAAATGTTGCCATTTTTTTCTCCTTTTACTTTTTCATAAATAATAATATTATTCCTAAAACAATTGTTATTGTGCTAATTGCTTCGGTTATGTATAACCATTTAAATAATTCTAGCATTATCCTACCCTCCCACCCTGCTATTATTTAAATTAGAAGTGATCCATTAGTCCGGGTACACTATAAGTTGGCATTGGTCTTGCGCAACGATAACTAAAGTATATATCTGCAATAAATTGATTTGAAATGTCGCTTGTAACTGCGAGAGTTCTATCTAGGTTGTATTGGTCTTCTGCTATCCATGATGAGCCTAATTGTGGAAGTTGTGCGTAGAAGTCCGCAAAGTGATATACGTCTAGTGAGTTATTGGCTATGCTTCTCATTTCACCACATACTGTTGAAGGTTTGTAACGATATTCTGCCCAACGTTCTTGAAAACCGAATTTTTGGTCGTCTGTTGAAGTTCCTTGAGCAAAGATAGTTTTGTTGTCTATTGCTTCCTCTCCTAAGTTGGCTAGTGCTGGCCAATAGAATTGATATTTTCTAGTTCTACTAAACATTGGGTTGATACCTTGTTGGTATGTGTGTTCTTGTCTTACACACATTAAGCCGATTATCATTCCATGTTCAGTAAATGA